CGATCAGTAAGCCTGTTGAACGAGTCGACAGGGAGGACTTCAGCACAACCTCGGCATTGCTTCTGCCCATCGCGGATCGGGGTCGCTGTAGACCCGTAGTTCTTGTGGAGCTTGCAATGCCGAGATCTCCCGGACCTTGGCAGCTCACATGCCTGGTGAGCGCAGGCGGACGCATGCTCGGTGCACAGTTGCTGAGAGCCCCGAAGCGGGTTTGAGCACCCACCCACTGCACACGATCGAGGGAGCTCATAGCTCCCATGCCGCCGAACTCGCAGGTAGTGCGCGTTGCAAAGCCCTCCGCGACTGACTAGTCGTTCACAGTCAGGCGCTACACACGTATCCTTGGACATGTCGAACCTCTCATCCAGGTTTGGCCACATCCCCGGGAGTGCTCCAACACTCGCCGGGGCCTTCAGTTTATCTGCGGGAACGCGGTTTCCAGCCGGAGTACTTGCCCCGACTTCGCGCTGCGTCTGTCACCGCAGCATGGGCAGGCGTGGTGCTCGTCCCATACTCTTTGAAGATCGCTTCCTCGTCGTCGTCGACGAGGAACACCCGGTCGCCATCGACACGAACATCGATCCCGTCCCGGTAGTCGCCGTCGAGCACCGGCGCCATCGCCCGGGCCTCGCTCGCCGCTTCCTCAGCGATCTTCACCCGATCATCGGTGGAGATCCGGCGAGCCTCCCGCACAGCGGCTTCACGAAAGACACGGATCCGTGCAGCCACCGGTCACTTCTTGTCCGGTTCGGTCTTCACGTCGACCGTCTTCACCGCGGGTGCCTTCTTCTGCGACTTCACGTGCTTCTGGTGCGCCTTCGAGTCGCGGGCGGCCCACACCTTCTTGCCGCCGACCTCGAACTCGACGATGTCGCTGGATCGTTCCTTGCTCATGGTTCCTCCTGGAAATCGGATGCGGCGCGCACGATCGCCGCGATGTACGCGGGCCTCCGTGACCCACGGGCAGGGCGGCGGACACGCGGCGTGCCGACGACCTGGAACACGCGCCCATCGGGACCGCGGAACGTGTCCCGGCGCTTCGGAAACGGATCGAGACCGGGATCGAGAAGCAGGTCGTACACGGACGTCTCGTGACCCTCGAGGAACTCGCTGTTGCCGGCGTCCACGGACGACGCGGACAGCTGCCGCTGCTGCAGCAACCCCGACCACGGCACCTCCCGATCGGGACCGGGCCGCGAGTTCCCGGTCGCCGGGTCCACCGCCGGATCACCCTCGACGAGCAGCACCCACTGCTCCGTGAGGCGGCGGGTCACAGCCCACCGCCGGGGCGAATGGTGAACGCTCCCCCGCTGATCCCGGCGGACGGCGCGAGCGCCGACAGCTCGTCGTCGGTGAACGCGATCAGATCGCCGGGAGCGTCCGCATACGTCGTCGTGACTTCGGGGTATGCCTCACTGCGGACCCGGAGCCCGACACGCATCACGTCCAGGCCACGGCAGATTGCCGACACCAACGTGCCTCTCACGAGGACCTGGTCGAGGCCCCCCGCGGAGAGACGTGCATCGAGCGACGGCAGCAGCGCCCGGAGTTTCACCTGAGCGAACTCGATGAGCGAATCGGCCTGCAACGCGTCGGGCCCTTCCAGGGTTTCCCCCAGTCGGGCCTCGACGTCGCTGCGGTCAACCAGCGTCGGCAGCGGTGTCGTCACCCTTGCCCCTGCGGGTCGTGGCCTTCTTCACGCGCTGGTACCCGTGATTCTCGAAGAGGGCGACCACGGATTCGTCGACCGTGATCACCCCGCCCGAGAGCGGGTCCTTCAGGTCGATGTCAGCCATCACGCCCCCGAGACGCCGGTGAGGCGAACGAACCGGTTCACGTCGCGGACGATGAACCCGAACTCGACCTCGACGCGGACAGCGAACATGTTCCGCTGCCACAGGTTGATGTTGTCGCTGCCCTTGGTGACCGTGGCCTGATCGGTGATGTCGATCTTGATGCCCTCGACGGTGCCCCAGCGTGCCGATGCCCAGTCGCCGGCGAAGCCGAGCGTCTCCTTGGTGCCGGCGCCGCCCGCGGCCTTGTACACGGCCTGGTTCTTGTACACCGAGCGGCCGAGCAGCGAACCGATCGCGCCGTCCGTCTGCGGGTTCATCGTGAACAGCGGACGGTTGTCGCCGTCGAGCTCGCCCAGGACCTTGATCTCGCCCTGCGCGGACAGCGCCCACGAGGTGATGTCGGACTTGCCGACTGTCGCGACCGACGAGAGCGCACCGAGCAGACCCGAGTACACGGAGCCCGCGGTGTTGATGCTGGCCTGCGGCGCGGCCGCGAGGGTGTCGAAGTTCGACCCCGGTGCGGGACCGAACAGGACTGCGGTGTCGAACAGCTTCGCGAGCGCGCCCGGCAGCCGCGTCTGCAGCGCGTTGAACAGCGCCGCCTTGTCTCGCCGGAACTCGTCCGAGAACAGTTCGATGATCGCGGCCTTGTAGGGCGTCATCGACTTCTGGCCGAACGTGGATTCGCCGACCGGCTTCGCAGCCGTTTCCGCGACCCACTCGGCGACGGGGTCACCGGTGATCGTCTGGATCGTGATGCCCGATCCGGGGAGGGTCACCTTCGGGACGAGCCGCTGGATCACGGACTCGTTCTGCGTGTCCTGCCAGATTTCGTTGGACACCTCGGGCGGGAGGATCACTCCGGAGGTCGTGCGATTGTGGTTGATCCCAGCCATCGGGATTCCTTCCCGGCCGGATGTCCGGCCTTGTCAGAGGAGGTTGTCGATCGCCGAAGCGAACCTGTCTGCGGTGGTTGCGGTGGACTTCCCGCGCGCTCCCTGGGAGCGGTCGGGTTTCGGTCGCCCGGTGCCGCTTTGCGCGGCCAGGTACGGCTTCCGGCGCACCAGGTCGGTGATCGCTTCTGCGATCTCGTCCTGGTCGACGTCGCCGTCCTCTCCGACCTCGAACTGGTCGAGGTCGATGAAGCTGAGTGCGTCCGCGGGATCGGAGAGCTTGCCTGCCGCTGCTGCGCGGATCTCGGCGCGGACGATGCGACTATTCGCCTTCGCCAACGCTGCGGCGTCGGCCGCACGTTGCCGCGAGGCATCGTCGTCGTCGCCGTCCTTCGATTCCAGGTCGGCGACGCGGGCCTCGAGCTGTTGGCGGCGGGTCCGCTCGCTCTTCCACTTCGACTTCATCGACTCGAGAGCGCGCTTGCCCTTGTCTCCGAGTTCGTCGGCGCCGTCGTCGTCCGGGGCGAGTTCGCTGTCGGTGTCCGCGTCGCTGTCGACGTCGGTGTCGTGAGCGTCGTCCTGTTCGCCGAAGATGTCGTCGCCGGTGTCGGTGCTGTCGCTGGTGTTCGCAGCGTCGGTCATGTTCTCTCCTTGCGAGAGGTTGGCCCGTTCCCGTTGCGGGAGGGGTGGTCTCAGTCGAGGTAGCCGTACAGCCGGAGCATCCTCAGCGCGTCGGCGCGGTCGTCGGCGATCCGGTAGATCGTCTCGGGCATCAACCTTGGTGCCCGCCACGACCGGTACCGCTCACCTGTGGCACGGAGCTCGCCCTGCCGTTGCACGTACCCGGCCTCGGACATCGCCCGGTAGGCGCGGCCCCTGCGTGTGACGCCCTCGAGCGTGATGTCGAGTTGGCGGCCGAAGACTTGCGCCGTCTGTGTCCCGCGGTTCGCGTTCACGACCTGGCCGAGGTCTGCGCCGTCTCGGATCGCCTGCGAGCCAGCGACACCGAACGTCGATTCCTGTGCGGCCTGCGGCAGTGACTCGAAGTAGCGTCGCGGCTCGACCCGCAGGTCATCCGACATCGACTCGCGGGCCGGGATATGTCGGCAGTCGCAGCCGGGGTGACGACGGAATCCACGGTTCCACCGGTAGTACTTCCCCGCGAGAACCACGCACCGCGAGCATGACGGCGGGTTCAGCATCCGCACGTACCCGACGCCCGGGCGTGCTGCGATCCCGACCGATTCGGCGGCACGTCCGGTGTCGGACAGCAGCGTCGACACCGCGGTGTTCAACCATCGCCCACCGGCATCAACTGCCTGCGCACGGGACTGACCGGCCGCGACCGCATTCTTCGCGGCGACCCGGGCACCGACGAGCAGCGAATCCACGGGGCGACCGTCACCAGCAACCCCGACGAGCGCGGACGTCTGAACGGCACCTTCTGGAACGGCGTCGATGTTCGTGGCACCCAGCACAGCCGGCACGTAGTCGACAGCGGCTCGTGCAGCTTCTTCCTGCGCCTGCAGCACCGCGATCAGCATCGGCCCCGCGATCCGGAACCACGTCTCATCGAGGTCGCCCTGCTGCATTCGCCGCCACAACCGGCGCACCAGAGCCAACGTCGATGCCGTGAGACGTTGCTGATCGGACCAGTAGCTACTCGCCTCGGCCGGCAGCAGCGGTCACGTCCTGGAACGTGCGGGTGATCCGCTCGAGCTGCGGGTCCGACGCGTCACGCTCCCGCATCGCGAGCGCCCGCTTGATCTTCTCCGGCCCCCACCCAAGTTCCTCGTACGCCATCTCCGCTGGCAGTAGCGGGCGGCCGCGGTCGTCGGCCGCCTGGTAGAGCTTCACGATCGCGTCGGCCTGCTGTGCGCGTGTCGGCGTCGCCGGGTCGTTCCACAGTGTCTCGACGAGGTTCACTTCGGGATCCCACACTCCGTCGCGGATCCGCATGACGAGCTTCGTCATGTCGGCGGTCGGGTCACCGAAGTTCTCACCGCACAACTCGGCGCGCTTCACGAGCCGCGCTTCACGGGACCGGATCGCGTCAGCGGACGCCGCGTCGTCGGCCGCGAGACCGAAGTAGGACGCAGGCAGCCCCGACACGCCGGAAGCCATCCGCGCGTACAGGTTCATCATCCGCTCGAAGTTGTCCATGCTCGACGAATCGAACTGGAAGTGCTTCGCCTGCGGGTTCGTGATCGCCCACACGGCCCCGAAGTACGCCTCCCACACCGGCAGCGGCTGCCCCTCTGCGTCCATGAAGTCGCCCTTCGAGGCGCCGATGACACCACGCTGCGGAACAGCGTGCGTCTCCTGCGCGAGCTGCGCGTTCGTGATGTTGCGGGCAGCCGCATCGACGATTGGAATCAGCGGCGCCATCTCCGACACGCCCTGCGTCGTGCGGTGCGTCGGGATCGTCAACCGGCGACGGTGGAACACAGGCACGACGGGAACCATGCCGAGCCCGTGTTCGTCGCTGTCGGTGATCTCCCAGCCGCCACCATCCGACGTCAGCCAGATCGTCTCGTCCCGCAGGTACAGGGTCGCTGCCGTCGCCCTGCCGTTCACGACGTCGTACAGGCGGAGCGCGGCACGAACCTTGCCGGTCCGGTGATCGCGCTCGGTGATCACCTCACGCGGCGACTCCACCGTCACGCGCGGCGTCCGAGGATCGTCCTCGTTCTCACCGACGCAGTAGTAGGAGCGGCCGTACACGAGGGCGTCGAGGAACCCGAGCCGCGACTGCGCGGGCAGGTTGTTCGCCCGGAACACACGCCACAGCTCGTCGTCGCCGGACTCGGCACCGGGCAGCTTGAAGCCCTTGATCGAGATCCGCTCGTGCAGGGCGTCGACCGCGATCAGATTCCAGTTCACGACGACCGTGAACCGCTGCAGTTCGGGCGGGATCGCCAACCCGAGCTGCTCGAGACGCTGCAGCCCGTCGTAGTAGCGGTCCGCGAGATCGAACCCGGGCTGCGCCTGCGACAGTTCCTGCTCGAGGCGGTTGAAGACGGCCTCTTCCTCGGAGGACAGTTGCGCCACAGTGCCTCCTATCGGAACACGATCACGTGGGACTCGGTCTCGGACGGCCACCCCGCTTCGCGGGCATCAGCAGCAGCTTCGTGCGCGACGATCGATGCCTGCGCGGCGTCGATCTTCTGGTGATCGGCCGGCTTGCCGAGCACGAACTTCTGTCCTGGCTTCGCGACCTTCCGGGCATTCGCGATGTGCACCGCGGTGATCGGGCAGCCGTCGTGAGTGATCCGCCCGGTCACGAGATCTGTCTCGAACCGGCGGATCGCCGGGTACATGCGGCTGATCTTGTCGTTCGGCCACTCCGACACGACGTCCTCGCCGTACCGCAGTGACCAATCGCCGATCTCCGAGTACCAGCCGGACGGGTCAGCGTAGAACCGGGACACCCGCCACCGGGTGAACAACTCGTCGACCGCGGCATGAACCTCGCCACGCGGGATCTCTCCACCCCACTCCGCGGGGTTCCAGATCATCGGGCGGGCATCAGGCCCGTACCGGGGCGTGAACTGGAACCCGTCCCGGGTCTCCGCCCGCAGCGCCGTCCAGTCGTTGTTCTCCGATCCGTCGAACCCGACCGCGATCTGCGTCCCGTCCGCTGGGTTAGGAAGCCACAGCGCCGGCATAGTGCGCCTCCCACAAGCCCTCTCGTAGCCACGCACCCAGCCCGTGCACGATCCGGTTCCCGAAGAACCGCTCTGCCTGCGACGGATCCCGCTCGAGGATCTCCATCGCCTCCGCCTCGATCGAATCGAGGTCGATGTGACCGCCACGCTCACGGAGACTGTCGCCGTACGCGAACCGGTGAATCCGGCGTCGCTCCCGCTTGTCCGTGTACGACAGCGTCTTCGGTGCCATCGGGAAGTCCTTGAAGATGTCCGTCGCCCGCGACTCGAACGTGTTCTGCGCAACCGAGTTCTCGGACGGATCCCACGGGTTCGTCGTCTCGATCGACCGGCCACCCATACCCGCGAGGCCGCGACGCTGCGTGTCCGCGACCTTCTGCATGTGGTTCGACGTCAGCCAGATGCCCGTCTCGTCCTGCAACGCGAACGTGATCGGGTTGCCCAGCCTCGATGTCGCCGATGATGTCACGACGTCGATGCGCCCATTCCCCGCGAGGCGAATGAACTCCTCACCGACACGCATCAGCTCACCCAGCGGGCCACGCCGGATCATCTCCTGCAGCGGCCGATACACGTTGTCGGTCTGCTCCTCCGACGTCGCCGTCAGCTGAATCAGCGGCGTCGGATACGGCATCCCCATCGGGTCACCCGGCTCGTACTCGAACACGAACCCGCAGCCACATCCGAAGTCCCGGCAGTCGTAGACTTCGCCGCCGCGCGCCCACCCCGCGAAAGTCGACACCCCAGCGCCCTCGTTCGCGATGATCGCCGCAGTCAGCGGGCCCTTCCCCCACTTCTGCGGCCGCACCAGCTGCGAACGCCGGTTGTAGAACGCCGGCGCCAGCACCGGGTCGCGCGGGTCCCACTTCGCATCCGACTTCACCCGGTAGTGGTTGCACAGGAACCGCAGCTGGTCGTTGTACAGCCGGAACGGCTGACCGGCCTTGAACCCGTCCGGGATGATGCAGTGCGCCTCGATCCAGTCGCCGACGAGGAACCCGAGCGTCGGGAAGTCGATGGGGGCGTGTTCAGTCTCCGCCACCGGCCACGACCTTCAACCGGTCCCGCGACGACGACCGCTTCGGTGCAGCAGCCGCCCTCTTCTCGTCCCGCTTGTCCGCGACCTGATCCTCGGCGACCTTCCACCGGTTCCGCAGCATCGCAGCAGGATTCAGGCCGAGCCGATCCGACCACTGCCGCGCCTCCGACAGGGCCTTCACGTTGCCGTTCTCGCCCAGCACAAGAAGCCGCACGTAGACCGCGACGTCATGCGACCAGCCGAACCGCTCCCACTGGACCGACTGCGGCGTCCGCCACGCCTGCCGCCACACGACCGCTTCCCGCTTCCGCAGCCGCGTCTGCAGCCCCGGATGCTCCTCGTCGTCCATGACGATCGGCGAGAGCGGGTTCTTCGGCGTCGCGCCCTTGCGTCCTTCGGCCGGCAGCGTCGTCCACCCGTCCTTGTCGGACGGCCGATCCCGGCGCAGCGCCATCGGATCCGGGACCGGACCCGAGTTCGTTCGAGCTCCTCCACGAGGCATACCGATCACATCCCTCTGCAGCGTTGCGCCGCGTCCGGAGCGGTCGGCGTTGCGCCGACCGGGAAGTTGGTTGAACCTGACGCACCTGCGAGCGCCCTCACCCGGGGGGGCGGGGCGTCGGTCGGTTTGAGGTCCCCCGGTGGGGGTATGGCGACCGGTCGGCCCTCCGTGGGTGCCGCGGGAACTGTTTCCGCTGGTCAGGCGAGTAGGAGGAGCTGTTCCCCGCCTCCGCGGTGGCTCTTGCGGGCGTTGCAGAGGAAGTGCGCGGCTCTGCAGTTCGCGGGTTCGTGTGTTCCGCCTGCTGCGAGGGGAATCACATGGTCGATGGTCGGTGCCTTCGGGTGTGGTGCCTGCGCGTTGCGGTTGATCGGCTTGCGACAGAGGTGGCATCGCCATCCGTCTCGTTCGTAGACGCTGCGGGGTGAGACGTTGGCGACGAAGGCTGAGCGTTGCAGGGCTCGGCGCCGTAGCTTGCCAGCGCGCTTACCATCGCGGCGTCGGGCCTCTGTGCATTCGTCTGAGCATGTGCTGATCGTGTACCGCGTTGCGAATGTGCGGCCGCAGTGTGCGCAGTCGGTGATGAAGACGCGGCAGCTGCGTGGTGCTCGGGTGCATGTGGGGCACAGGGTCGTCTTGTCTGTGCGTGCGACGAACGGGGCTCGGCAGAGGTCGCAGTCGCGGATCCAGACGCGGCGACTTCGGCTTGGCTCGGTGTCCGTCTTCCGTCCGATGGTGTCGTAGCGGGCGAGGTTGACGCATCGTCGGCTGCAGTGCTTGGCCTGCGGCTTGCGTGTGCGGAATGGTGTTCCGCATCGTGCGCAGTTCTTGTCGTAGTGGGTTCCGTGCAGTGTTCCGTCGGGGCGTCTGCTCACCCTGTCTCCTCATGTGTGCGAGAACCCCCGACGCATGAGGTACGTCGGGGGTTCTCTTGCCCGCGGTGATCAGCCGTGGGGTGTCTTCAGTTGTGGGCTTTGCGTCCGTTGCAGGATCGGCAGAGGACAGTGAGTGGTCCTCGTGGGTCGCCGCCTCGTGCGACGGGAACGATGTGGTCGGCGGTGAGGTCGGTTGCGTGGTGGGCGGGGACGCCGTAGCCGGGGCACCAGCCGCCATGGCGTGCTCGGTGCGCGTTGACTGCGGTTGCTCGACGCTGTCGTTCTGCCCAGTCGCGCGTGCTCTTGGTGGGCGTGGTCGCGTGTCGGTGCCGGTTCTCGTCGCGTCGATGCTCGAGGCATTGTGTTTCGGGTTGCATGCGGGGGCAGCCGGGTGTGGAGCAGACGCGGTTGCGTGCGCGTGGCATCAGATGCGGCCGCGGCGGTGCGCGAGTTGGTCGAGTCTGATGTCGAGGATGCGTTGGCATCCGTCGATGGCGCGGCGGTCGGATCGTGCGCGTGCGGTGCGCAGATCGGCGAGCGCCTGCTCGATGAGGTCTTCGAGGCTGGGCATCGCGACCTCCTCAGTGGGCTTGCGCGTTGGTTCCCGGCGCACAGCCATCGGCGTGCAGCACGTGGCCCAGTCGCGCCCCTGGGTGTTGGGGTCAGCGCCCGGGCATCATGAGTTGCCGGAGTTCGCGCTGTCGGCGTTCCTCGGTTTCGATGGCACGCCACGATTGGTAGCGGCGTTCGGCGCGGGCTCCGCGTTCGGCGTGTGCAGTGATGTCACGTTCGCGGTGGCGGCGTTGTTCGTTGCGGCGGATGGCGTTTCGTTCGCCGATGGTGCGTGGCATTGCGGGCCCGGTCCATCCGGTGTCGGCGATCTTCTGTGCCTTGCAGATGAGGGAGATACAGGCGGGTTCGGTTGCGCCGTGGAAGATGTTGAGTCGCTCGTCTGGGCTGTTGGGGTGCCAGTAGACGGTTTTGCCTGGGCGGGAGGCGTCGTCGTCGCGTCGGAAGTCGAGCGCGTTGAGGGTGTCGATGACGCGTTTCACGTGGCCTTTCATCGGCGCGCCTTCTTCCGTGTCGAGTATTCGGCCTTGGCTACATCGATGAGGCGGTAGAGCTTTCGTCCCCGCTCGTCGGCGCCGGAAGGTGAGAGCTTGCCCTCGCGGGCCCACTTGGTGATGGTGCACAGGGCGACGCCGCAGAGGGTGGCGGCTTCGGTGGCGGTGATCTGTGAGTCGATGCCTTCGGGTGCGAGGACTGCGTTCATGGCCACCTCTTTCGCGCAACACGAAGACCCCCGAGCCCTTAGCGGGTTCGGGGGTCTTCGTGGACGGTGTGGATACACGTGTGTCAGTGCGTGTCACTGTACCAGTACAGCTGAAGTGGTGTCGCCCCCGTCGTCGACCAGCGTGTCGAGAACGATCCTCGCGTACCGCTGGTAGTCGGTGTCGGGGATGTGCCAGCCGCACGCTCCGCATTCGATGGCGTCGCGGTTCGGTGACTGCGACCGGGTGAGCGTTCGGAGTTCGCACGATGGGCACGGAGTGGGCAGTGCTGTGCGCGGGATGGTGTGTCCGAGGCGGGAGCGGATCTTGCGGTGCAGGTCGCTGAGTTCGGTGACGGTGTCGGTGGCCCAGTCGGTGGCGGAGAGAAGGTGGATTCGAGGTTCGAGGTAGCGCCATGCAGCGCGGACTCGGATGCGGTCGGTGACCGTGGGGTGCGGCGGCGGAGTTTCGCCGAGGTGATCGGCGAGCGCGTCGTGGATTTCGTTGAGTGTGTCGGCGATTGAGCGGGCGGTATCGGATGCCCATTCTGCGGGGTGTCCGTACGTGTGTCGGGTGGCGCGGTGATCGGTGCCGGCGGGCGCAGTCGGGGTCGGGAGGTTGCGGGCGAGGTTGACCCAGTCGAGGACGAGCCAGCCGAGGAGCCGGTGTAGGTGGCGTTGACAGGGGTCGCACATGCCGAGTTCGGTGAGGGCGGGGTTGCCGTGGTCGCGGTCGCAACGCGGGTGGCGGCATGGTCGAACGGTCATGGGAGCTCCTGGGCTGGGTGTGTTCCGGTGAGGAGTGCGACGAGGTCGGCGACGGTCATGGTGACCCACTGGTCGAGTGGGTCGCCGTTGCCGTGGCGCTTGTGGATGACGATGCCGACGAGGGCGTCGTCGTTTTGCGCACGATCCAGGCGTAGACGGCTGCGGCCCTCGTCCGCCGGGCGTGGTTGTCGATCGACGGGTCGGTTCCCTCGTAGCGATATGGCATCTGCATGACTTCCACTGCGACGGCGCGCTTCTGGAATTTGCGGGGCTCGGTCATGGCTGGTTCTCCTGGTGGCAGTGGGTGCCGCACACGGGCGGCGGGACGAGGATGCGTGAGCACACCCAGCACGGCTTGGGTTCGGGCGGCGGGTCGAACAGGGACGGCGCGGTCACAGGTGGTCCCTCGGTCGCTGTCGCCGCTCGTAGTCGAAGAACGCCTGCGGATCGGCCTTGAGGAGCGCGAGCGCCGCCTCATCTCGCACCGGCTTCACGACCTCGCGGACCTCGGCGTGTTCGCGCTGCCGTACTTCCGCGATCCGAACCGGACCGTCGAGCAGGCGTCCACAGTCCCAGCATTCGAGGCGTCTCCCACCGGGGGTGTGGTTGATCTCGTCGCCGTAGATGCCGCGTACCCGCAGGTGTGGGCAGTGGCGGCGTCGGGACCGTTCCCGCAGCCACCTCACGGCGTCTCGCTCGGGTCGTGGATCACGGTCACGGGGAGGATGACGATGTAACCGCCCCCAACTCCCTCCCAACCATCTTCCCACCGTTCGAGCACTTCGTCCTCGGCGTCACGGATCACGGCTTCGACTGGGAGTGCGTCGAGTTGCTCGCGTTTCGTGATGACGCGGGCCGGGGGCCTCCAACCAGCGGCGAGGATTGTGTCGGCGATCTCGGCGTAGTCGCCGCCGTCGAGCGCTTCGATCAGGTCGGCTAGGTCGTCTCGGGCGCTCATGCCTTCACCTTTTCGGCGTGGTTGGCTGCCGCGCACAGGGCAGCAGCGAGAGTGCGGAGCTCGTCGGGGGTGTCGTCGGTGGACGAGGAGAGCTCCGCGTAGATGTCGCCGTCGTCGTAGACGTAGACGGTGATGGTGTCCAGGGCTGCCTCGAAGCCGACGTAGCCGTCCACGCCGTTCGCGGCGTCGACCCGCAAACTGGGTTCGGGGAGTTCGAGGATCGCGTACCGGGCGAGCAGCACGGACGCGACGGCCACCAGGTCGAAGGTGTCGGAGATGGTCGTCTCGGTGAGATTCGCGTCATCGACGGAGGAGTCCTGGTCGTAGAACGCGTCGGCGATGAGCCGGGCGAGCGCCTCGGGCGTGATGGTCATGCGGTGAGTCCTTCCGTGGCTGGCGTGTCGTTCGCGGGGCTGTGTGGCCCGTGGGCGGACGAAACGGTGGTGTCTGGTGTGACGGGGTGGGTGGCGGGGTTCTGGTCGTCGTGGATGCGGATGCGGTGGACCGCGACCGTGCACCGCTCCCCCGGCCTCGCGAGCTCGGCGTACTCGAACGGGTTGCGGCGGATCGCGGTGACGACCCACCACTTCCCGTCGTGGAACGTGGTTTTCACTTCGCGACCCCCAGCTCCGGATCCGGCGAGGCCCACTCGGTTCCGGGGTCCCACCGCTTCACGGGGTCGTCCACGAGGTGGACGGGGCGATGGAGGCCGAATCCGAACTCGCCGCCGATGAGGTCCTTCGGGTCCTGCTCGGGGCTCGGGGCCGGGGTGTCGGTGCGGATCTCGAGGATCTCGCGTCCGAAGATCGAGACGGTGAGGGTCACTGGGGCTCCTGGGGCGTGTAGGCGCCGGCCATGCGTGCGAGGCACGGCGTGTGGCGGGCGCGGGTGTTTCCGAGGCTGTCGGTGTACGTGCAGTGCTCGAACTCGGCGGCGTGGCAGTGAGGGCACTCGTGGTCCCAGGACTGCGCGTAGGCGCGGGTCACTCCCCGACTGCCTTCCCGGTGGACTTGCGGATGAACTGTCGGACGTTGCCGTTTTCTCCGGAGTCCCTCGCGAGATTCGCCTGATCTGAACTCAACTGAACTGAACTACACTGGGGCGGAGTCGCTCCGGAGTTCCTCGCGAGATTCTCCGGAGTTTCTCCCGAGTCACGTTTCTCCTGGCGAGCGGCCTTTTCGGCGCGCCGCCACCGGTCCGTCGCCGTGTCGTCGTCCTTCCACCAGATCGACCACTCCAACGGGTGATGATCCGGGCACGGAGGCAGCTTCGACGGCGTCGGATGAGAGATCTTCTGGTGCTCGTCCCACGCGATCACATGCAGGAAACGACCCCCGCCGATCTCGTACCGGCACAGCTGCCCACCATCGACGAGAGCGTCGAGATGACCGGCCACATCATCGATCGACGCGTCCCGGCGGCGCGTCATCCACGCCTCCGCCCAGATCTCCGCCGGGTCGTCCTCGAGGCGGCCCCGATCGTCGCCGTAGCACCAGAACGCCTCGAACGTCCGCTCGGCCGCGAGAGACAACTCGGCGAGCGGCTTCGACTTGAAGAACCGTGGGTGCAGCATCCGCTTACGAGGCATGCCGCACCCCCTCTGGTGGGAGATCCATCAGGCAGCACCTCGCACTGGTCGGAGTGGTCGATCCATCCACGCGAGGAGTTCGGACATCGGCCGGTCGGGGTCGACCATCGCCGCGCAGGAGATCGCGAGCCCGACGAGCTCATGCCACGTCATGCCGCGCACGAGCTTCTCCACGTCGGGCGCCGACCCTTCGCCGTGAACGATCCCGACGAGCTCGAGAGCCGCCTTGTCGACCGAATCGACCATCCGGTTCGTCACCTGCCCACTCATGCTGCACCGCCTGCCGCGATCTCCTGGCGCTGCCTCCGCATCACCGCGCGCTGCTTCGACGACGTGCCACCCCAGATGCCGTGCTCCTGGTTGGTGAGCGCGTACTCGAGGCACTCGCCGCGCACCGGGCATCCCATACAGACGCGGCGAGCCGCAGCCGACGACTCCCCCGGGTTCGGGTGGAACGCATCCGGGAACACCTCCCGGCACACACCCCGGTCCATCCACTTCTCGTGGTTGAGGAGATCGAACAGGCTCATGCGGTCACCGCCAGGACGCGTCGTGCTGCCTCGTGGAGGTACGGCAGGCCGGTCCCGGGCCACACGCGCGCCCCGTAGAGGACGTGCTCGTGCGGGTAGCGGGCGAGGTGCTCGACGGCAATCCGGTAACGCTGCACGATCTTCGGGAGCTCCCAGATCCGCAGGCGCGTGACTTCCTGCCACCGGTTCGTGGCGAGCCGATCCCGAATGTCGCGGCCCCATGTGATGGGGTCGACGAGTGAGAACGCCGACGACTGGTCAGCGACTGTGCGGAGCGCCTCGGAGGTGCAGCAGCAGATCGGGTCTCGCGGATCCGACACCCAGATCACGGGGAACGGCGCGCCGGGGATCGGGCGGTTGCCGGCGACGCCGTGCCCCGGCAGCCCGTCGCCGCTCGGGCGGCGCGGATCGGCGACGAGGACGACGGCGGCGATCCGATCGACGAGGGTGGAGCGCTCGCGGACGAGCCGCGCCACCGTGTCACCGATCCCCGCCGCGCCCGCCGAGTAGCCCATGAGTACGACCGGGACGCGAGAGACGACGAGCTTGAGTTCGATGCTCGAATCGAGAACACGGAGGGACTGATCGAACGACACGCCCCGCGGACCGGGCACGGGGCCGTACGACTGCGGCGACTCGAGGCGGACGACGTCATACTTCGCGCGGTCGAGATGCCGAGTGATGCCCGACAGCATTCCGCCGAGCGAGTCGTCTCCGATGCCGCCAGCACACGCGACAGTGATCCGGGCGGTCACGGGATCCTCCTCGTGGGTGTGGCGAGGTCGATGGCCTGCTCGAGGACGATCGCGACGGCGACCGTCACCCCCGCCGCCGCAAACGCAGCGGCGAGGGCAATCGAGACGAGAGTGCGGGTCATGCCGACTCGCCGTTCTCGATGAAGTCGACGATCGCGGCGACCTCGGCGGAGGTGAGTTCACTCGCGGCGGCGAGGTCGCGGCCGACGCGCGCGGAGAGGAACGCCTTCCGTTCGTCACGCTCGATCCCGGCGGCGTCGAGCGCCTTCGTCAGGCCGCCGAGCTCGGCGCGCGAGGCGGTCTCCGGCGGCGCGGGTTCGGTGACGGGCTCGGCCTTGTCGATGCCGAGGGCGGCCGCGACGCCCGCGGTGCCACGCTTCGGTCGATCGACGCGCTCGGCGGTCGCGCGGACCGGCTGCTGCTGGTCTTGGTCGACCTCGTCGATGAGTCCGAGCAGTGCGCCGGGCGCGAGAAGGTCCGCCAGTTCGGACTGGCACTTCGCACGCAGCATCTGCTGAGGGTTGGTCGCATATTTCGAGTTGGTGACGTACTTGGCCTTGGTGGCGCGCTCGATCGTCCACGTGACGGTCTGCACCTGGTCGTCGCCGGGCTTCGTACCTGCCCAGGTGACGGACGTGTCGGACGCTTCGACCTCGTACATGTCGGCGCCGCGGGATAGGGCGACCGCGTACTTGGCGCGGGCATACATGCCGACCTTCCCGTGGATGACGAAGAGCGCTTCGAGGGACGAGTCGGGGTCGAATCCGAGCATCGCGCCGCGGAGGATGGCGACCGTCGCGTCCTTCGGCTTGCCGCGGAAGATGTCCGGGCACATGCCGGTCGAGGTGATGAACTCGGCGTAATCCCACGCCTCGGCCTTCGCGAGGGCGTGCTCGCGCAGCTTCGCATAACCGGTGGAGCGGGCGTGTTCGTCCCGGGTTGGCACGATCTCGGCGTGGCCGGTGTGCAGTTCAATCTCGTTGGTCATACGTTGCTCGCCTTCTGTCGTCGCGCCCGCGCTGCGCGCTTTCGGTTGTAGGTGCAGGTCTTGCAGATGCGGCCACCACCTGGCCGCTTGTTCATGTAGGTGTTCTCGGGCGTGAACGGATGGCCGTGCACGCAGTGGGTCTTCCGGGCGCTAACGTGGACGCCATGTCGGACCTGGTCATGCAAGTTGTCGGACCTGGTTCCCCAGTAGAGGTTTGAGACGTTGTTGTTGATCGGGTCCCCATCTCGGTGGCAGCACTCATGGCCAGCAGGGGCGGCGCCGATGAATGCGATCGCAACGAGTCGGTGGACAAACGTGGACTGACCTGTGCCGCCCCGCATGAGGCGAACCGTCTGGTGTCCGTACGGCGTCACGCCCGGAGAGAGAACCCTCCCTCTCCACTGCTGAGTCGACCCGTTCTTCAGGACGATCAGTCGATCGAGGCTGCGGACGCGCCCTGTGTCACTTACCTGGTAGCTGCCCTCGTATCCGAGGATGTCGCGCCATTCCTCGGTCATGCTGCTGGCTCCTGGATGAGTTCGGGGGTGGTCTTGGCGGCGTAGAGGGCGATGCTGTTGCCGCGGGTGGGGCGCCTGGATGCGATGCGGTGGCCGTGGGAGGTGGCGTGCTGGGTGTTGCCCATGCGGTCGAGGACGCGGGACTTGAGGCCCCGCACGTGCGCTTCGAGGTCGCGGAGTTCGGCCGTTGCTGCGAGGTAGTCGACGGCGAGGGTCAGGTCGATCTCGGTTTCGGTGTCCGCGTCGATGTCCGGGTGCAGGGCGCGCACGGTCTCGTAGGTCGCGATCGTGTCGTCGAGTAGGGGCGGGGTGCCGTCGATGAGCGACTGATGCCATGCGGCGGCGCGTTGGACGATCACGTCGGCGATCGGCGCGTCGTACTCGACGTGGTAGATGCGCGGCATCCCGTACTGCGGCCACAGGACGAGGTCGGCGCGATCGTGCCAGCCGGTGATGTACTGCTGCCAGATGACCTGCGCCGCATAGTCGGCGGGGACTTCGCCGGTGCCGTCGTCGCCCCACTCCTCGAGGGAGCGGGCCGTCTTGATCTCGACGACACGACGGGCCCGCCCGCGGGTGGCCTGACGGTCGATGGTCGCGGCGTTCGCGAACGGCAGGTCGTCACGCGTGAACTGCCGCTCCCCCGGCGACAGCCGCCACCCGGGGTTCTTCGACTTCCAGTAGTGGGCGGCCGCGAGTTCGACGGCGTGGCCGTAGTCGAACAGGTCACGCTTCTCGTCCGAGATCTCGCGCCGGTAGTTGCCGGCCATCTCGTGCCACAGCGAGAACTGCGACTGGAAGCGGGAGACGCCGAGGATGGCGGGGATCTTCGATGCTGTGATCGTCCGGGCCCATTCGGGGCTGCCGGGGGCGAGGCTCACGCTCACGCGGGCTCCTTGCTGGTGGTGGGGATGTGGGTGATGTGCACGGGCAGCTCGACGTCGCGGACCGGGAGGGGGACGTGCCGCCACCAGGCTTTGCCGGTGCCGGGGCGCATGGAGGTGAACGTGCGGCCACGGTCGCCTTCTTCGCGGAATGTGGTGCCCTCGGGGAGTCGCCACAGGTCGACCGCGTCGTAGATCGCGTCGCCCGGCTTCATGCGCTGGCCTTCGCGGCGCGCCACTCGGCCTTGTAGTGGGTTTCGCACAGCCCGTTCGGGCCGCGCCGCGCCTCCCCTGCGAGCGGCTTCTGCGACTTCGGGACGAGGTAGCGCCCGCAGGTTCGGCAGTGCGACGCGAGCGGCGCACGTGCGGGCGGCGTGGTTGTCTCGGCCGCCGCCGTCTCGGGCTGGTCGATGAGGCCGAGCATCGCGAGCAACTCCCGCGCGTCCGCGGCGTCGTGCGAGTTTGCGGCCACGACGCGGCGGGCACGGTCCGCGAGCTCGGCCGGAGTGTCCGGGATGTCGGCCGACGCGATCGCGCCCAGCGGCGACTCCATGCTCCTCACTGGCCCACCGCCCGCTGGGACTCGAGCCACGCGACGGCGTCGCGCAGCTGCACGGCGGAGTCGTGAAGATCCTTCTTGCTCCGCTCGAGCTTCTCGATGTAGTCGCTCTCTTCCCACCGCTGCACGGCGTCCGTCACGACGAAGAGCGCCTGGATGGTGGCGGCGTCGCGCGCGATCTCTGGGGTTCTCATCAGCGCCCGCAGGACGCGCAGCGCGTCGCCCGGCTCGACGGCGGCGCTCACGAGTGCACCGCCGCGGCGAAGTAGATCGCGGCGCCCATCAGCGCACCGAACGCGGCGAGCCACAACCACACGGCGAGGCTGACGAACTGGTCCTCGATGCGATCCCACACCGTCCGCGGCTCCGCGACCAACGCGACCGCCTCGTCCGCCGACCGCTCGAACTCCGTGTAGGTGATGTCCTGCTCTGGTCGGATCATGCTGTCTCTCATCAACAGTCCTAACTCTCGAGCCCGAGGGCTGCCTTGAGCCCGCGAGTGGGGACGACGTACCGGCCACCTGCTCGAATGACAGGAACGGGAAACAGGTCGCGGCGCGCGAGCGAGTACGCCTGCGACTGCGAGATTCCGAGTGCCCGCGCTGCGGTTTGAATGTCGGTTGCGACGCCGAGGGCGTCAAGTTCTTCGGGGGTCATTGGCAGTTCTCCAATCGGAAGGAAGAGCAAGATGGAGGCCCAGTGGCGGGGCGGAGGGGACGCACCCCGCCACCGGGCGATCAAGGGGCCGCGACGACATCGAGGTCCTCACCGGCACACAGATGCCAGCCGCCGCCGCGGAACGTCACGCGCCACAGCCCGCCGTCGATCCAGTCCGTGAGATGCATCGGCTCCGCCTCGATCACCTCGAGGAACGGGGCGTGGCAATCGATTACGCAGGCCCTCACGCCGCACCGTCCACGTACTGCTCGTGCTCGGCGATGTACCGCGCGATCTCGGCGTCGGAGACCTTGCGGCCGCGACCGACCGCGACGAACCGCAGCACGCCGTCGCGCCACATCTCGCGGACCGTCGACGCGTGCACACCGAGCAGCGCTCCGGCTTCGACGGCGTTCAGCAGGCGGGTCGGCGGTGGGAGCGTCATGCTGCACCACCGGTCTGCCACCGCGGAACCATCCGAGCGATCGCGTTCGCGCCCGCAGCGGTGATCTTCAGCGTGTGCATGACCTCGCCACGGAACCGCGGCGCGTCGTGCGTCTCGACACGCTGGAAGTACGCCTTCTTGTCGGAGTACTCCGAGTAGCGGGCCTGCGGGACGATCCGCTGCTTCCTGCTCGACCACCGCGACGACTTCTCGACGTAGATCCACTTGCGGCGCACCAGCTCCTCACGCAGCCACGACTCGGCCACGCCGACAGTCGAGGCGACCGTGCGGACCGAGAGGAGGTCACTGCCCGCGACGAACGTGTCGTGGTACTCGACCTTCGGGGCATCCTCTTCGACCTTCGCCTCGAGCATCGCGCGCTCGGACTCGATCCGCTTGATCGCCCCGGCGGCCTCGAGGACAGCGTGGGCGAGGAGCTCCTCCCCCGCGAGCGCTGGTCGAACCTCGGCTTCACGGGTGCGGATCGCGAAGTACGACTGCGCGGCCGCGACCTCCGGCTTGCGCGGATCGCCGTTCATCGCGACGAGGTAGCAGGCGAAGCGAGAGAGCTCGAAGTCCGCCTTGTAGAGAAATCCGCCCTGCGGACGCTCGACCTTCTTACTGGCGTCAGTAACGTGGCTGGTCAGAGCCATTCCCTGATTGCTGAGCGTTGCGACGACACGCTCGACCGTCGCCTCGAAGTTCTGCCACTTGTCGTAGCCGAGGATCGGCATGAGGTCGCGTGCGGACCAGAATTCGAGGCCGTCAGGACGGACCTGCCGGATCGCGTCGAATGGTGATTCCCCTGCGCTGGGGCTGTTGGGTAAGGTCAGTTCCGACATTCAGATCTCCTTTCGATGGATTGGTGTCACGGCCGTCAGCTGCTGGAATCAGCTGGCGGCCTTCTTCATTGAGCGGGTCATACCGCTTCGGTGTAGTAGTGGTTCTCGATGTATCTGTCGATGTCGTTGGCATCGATTCGGACTTGGCCGCGAACTTTGACGTGGGGTATCTCGCCAGATCGGTACATGCGGCCGACTGTTCGCTCTGAGACGGCGAGCTTCTCGGCGGCCTGGGGAACCGTGAGCAAGGACTTGGGTTTCACCTCAGCTCCTTCGTCGGGCTCGGGAATGGGCCACCCCCGTATGTCGGGGATGTTGGACCTGGCGGCATCGGTCGGCGCGTTGCCTCCGCAGTGTCGAATGGGGCTGCGGGTCTTCATCTTTAACCGTTGTCAGACGTATAAGCGTCGCGCTCGCCAGGTCGAAAATGTTCGCTGTGGACTTGTCAGAGGGCGTGCGCTACCCACCTACGGGGGAGCGCAGGTAGCTGGTTGGAGTTGCGATGGACTACGCGGCCTGGGTTACTCGGCAAATGAAGTCGAGTCGGTCACGGCCAGTGATTGCGGCAATCGCGAGTGCCGTTGCGTAAGAAGGCGTTCCGCCCCGTCGAAGTTCGTCGACCTCGGCGGACGTGCATCGAATAGCGGTCCCGAGCGCTTCATCTGAAGAGAAGCGGTGATCCGACTTCAACCGGTCGATAAGTCCGGGCTCGAGAGCCGCCTTGAAGCTGATGGTCATGTTCACCCCTTTCGGATCCCCTCGTCATCAACTGAGAACAGAATGCATCAGGTGTAGACGAATGTCAACAATGTGATTCGCGATGAGGCCTCGTGCCCATGGGGATGCGGGTTGACGTGCATCGATATGTGATGACACGATGCATCACATGGACCACAGGGAATGGCTTGACGACATCATCGGCGCCGACAGCTATCGCGCCGCGGCGTCGAAGGTGGGCGTGGATCAAAGCACGCTGTCTCGTCAGCTGACCCGGAAAGGGGAGCTGAGCGCGGAGAATGTCATCGCCATCGCGCGCGCATACGGTAGGCGCGCTGGCGATGAGCTTGTTTCAACCGGATATCTAGTCCCTGGCGACATAGAGGGCGTAGGTGTTGAGGGCGCTCTTCAGCGCGCGACAAACAAGCAGCTACTGGAAGAGATAGATCGCCGAATGACTGCAGGGTTCGGCGACGTATTCCACGAGCCAATTGGGTCAGTAGACCCAAGCCGACCGGACCTGCACCTACGTTCCGTCCCATCCGAAGACGACCCTGACGCCTACCTCGATGATCTGGAGGGCGTTGCACACGACCCCGAGGACGATCCTGCCGATCCGGACGATAGCGACGATCACGGCTGGATCCCGTAGAAGGGGGAATGCGGTGGACAGACTGCATCTGATCGCTAACTGATCG